ATGCTCACCGTTAAGCAGATTGAAGCAGCAAAGCCGAAAGAAAAACCATACCGCCTTCTCGATGGTAATGGCCTGTACCTTTATGTCCCTGTGTCAGGGAAAAAGGTATGGCAGCTTCGCTACAAGATTGACGGTAAGGAGAAAATCCTGACCGTAGGAAAATATCCGCTAATGACTTTGCAGGAGGCAAGGGATAAGGCATGGACTGCGAGGAAAGACATCTCGGTTGGCATCGATCCGGTAAAGGCGAAAAAGGCTTCGTCTAACAACAATTCCTTTAGTGCGATTTACAAGGAATGGTACGAGCACAAGAAGCAAGTCTGGTCAGTAGGGTATGCGACTGAACTTGCAAAAATGTTTGATGACGACATTTTACCTATCATCGGCGGCCTTGAAATTCAGGATATTGAGCCGATGCAACTGCTGGAAGTAATCCGCAGATTTGAAGATCGCGGTGCAATGGAGCGAGCCAACAAAGCCCGCAGAAGATGCGGCGAGGTTTTCCGTTACGCTATTGTCACTGGTAGGGCTAAATATAACCCGGCACCTGACCTTGCTGACGCCATGAAGGGATACCGCAAGAAGAACTTCCCATTTTTACCTGCCGACCAGATCCCGGCATTCAACAAAGCACTTGCAACATTTTCAGGAAGTATCGTATCGCTCATTGCCACCAAGGTTTTACGCTATACAGCCCTAAGAACGAAAGAGCTTCGTTCTATGCTATGGAATAACGTCGATTTTGAAAACAGGATTATCACTATCAACGCCAGTGTGATGAAGGGACGCAAAATTCATGTGGTTCCTATGTCAGACCAGGTGGTTGAACTTCTCACTACGCTAAGCTCTATCACCAAACCAGTATCAGAGTTTGTTTTTGCCGGCCGCAACGATAAGAAAAAGCCAATCTGCGAGAACGCGGTATTGCTTGTGATCAAACAAATCGGCTATGAGGGTCTGGAAAGCGGTCACGGATTCAGGCATGAATTCAGCACGATTATGAACGAGCACGAATGGCCTGCTGATGCTATTGAAGTGCAACTGGCACATGCCAACGGCGGTTCTGTGCGCGGGATTTACAACCATGCGCAGTATCTCGATAAACGCAGGGAAATGATGCAATGGTGGGCGGACTGGCTTGATGAAAAGGTGGAGTGATCCACCTTAACCACTATCGAAGAGCGCAAAGTCTAGCAATCCAGTGCAAAGCTTTGTGTGCATCAGTTTTGTCTCATCAACCACAGCAAGTCATCGATCGATTGAGACTTGGATGATAGACTTCATGCCTTTGATTATTAGCTGATAGAAGAAATGTTAAAGCTATTTGCAAAGTACACCTCGATTGGTGTGCTGAACACACTTATACACTGGGTGGTTTTTGGTGTATGTATCTATGTCGCGCATACAAACCAAGCTCTTGCAAACTTCGCAGGTTTTGTTGTGGCTGTGAGTTTTAGCTTCTTCGCGAATGCAAAATTCACATTCAAAGCATCAACTACAACGATGCGCTACATGTTATATGTCGGGTTCATGGGAACACTGAGTGCAACTGTTGGATGGGCTGCTGATAGATGTTCACTTCCTCCAATTGTCACTCTCATCACCTTCTCAGCCATCAGTCTTGTGTGCGGTTTCGTCTATTCAAAGTTCATTGTCTTTAGGGATGCGAAATGAAGATATCTCTTGTAGTTCCTGTCTTCAATGAAGAAGAAGCAATACCAATTTTTTATAAAACGGTACGTGAATTCGAAGAGTTGAAGCCATACGAAGTGGAAATTGTTTTCATAAATGACGGCAGCAAAGACGCTACGGAGTCAATTATTAATGCTCTGGCTGTTTCAGATCCTCTAGTTGTTCCGCTGTCATTTACACGAAACTTTGGTAAAGAACCAGCATTATTCGCAGGGTTAGACCATGCAACAGGCGATGCTGTTATTCCTATTGATGTTGACCTGCAAGACCCGATTGAGGTTATTCCTCATCTGATTGAAAAGTGGCAAGCAGGTGCCGATATGGTGCTTGCTAAACGATCTGACCGATCAACGGATGGCAGACTGAAGAGGAAAACCGCCGAGTGGTTCTATAAGCTGCATAACAAAATTAGCAACCCGCAGATCGAGGAAAACGTTGGTGATTTCCGCTTGATGTCTCGCGAGGTGGTGGAAAACATTAAGCTCATGCCAGAGCGCAACCTGTTTATGAAGGGCGTGCTGAGCTGGGTTGGCGGACGCACCGATGTCGTTGAATATGCACGAGCAGAACGAGTCGCAGGCAGCACTAAATTTAACGGATGGAAACTGTGGAACCTTGCCCTTGAGGGGATAACCAGTTTCTCAACATTCCCGCTGCGCATGTGGACTTATATCGGATTGTTCGTTGCTGGAATTGCTTTTCTTTATGGTGCATGGATGATTTTTGACACGCTTGTATTCGGCAATGCTGTTCGTGGATATCCATCGTTATTGGTCTCCATTCTTTTCCTTGGAGGTATTCAACTTATCGGTATCGGTGTACTTGGTGAATATATAGGAAGAATTTATGTGGAAGTAAAATGCAGACCACGATATATTTTAAAGAAAAAGGAACAATCATGAATAGCATAAACACAAACAGAATATTTTTGTTTTTGATTATATTTGTTATATGTTTCATCATATTCTGCATGCGTCGTCCTGATATTATTTCACACCCTCAACTATGGGCAGAGGATGGACGGGTATGGCTTGGTCAGGCTTATGCATTGGGCCCTCTGAAATCTATAATTTTAGTACAGGATGGTTACTATCAGACAATTTCAAAACTTGTTGCGACATTCTCCATGCTGTTCCCATTATATCTATCACCTTTTATTTTCACTGTTATTGCATTATCGATAAGATGCGTAATAATAACCTTCATACTATCTAATAGATTCAAAAGCGTTTCTATATATCCAAGAATATTAATTTCAATCTTCATTTTAACTATGCCACACCTTGAAGAGGTGCATGCCAACGTAACCAACACTCATTGGTATATGGCAATATGGCTATTCTTGGTGCTGGTAGCAGATAGAACTGATGGATTATATTGGAAAGCACACGACTTTTTGGTGATGGTTGTGGCTGGCCTAAGTGGGCCATTCATTGTTTTTTTAGCTCCTGTTGCCTTACTAAGAATTACAAACGGAGATATTCTAAAAACTCCTATCAATGCAGTAAAAAATGCATTCAGAAACTTAAACTTATTCTACATAACTTTCGCAATAGTGTGTTTAATTCAGATAGCCGCCATACTTCTCTCTTCTAAAGGCTCTCGACCGACCGCGCCACTTGGTGCAGGTGTAGGTATTTTGATGGATATACTATCCTCCAGAGTATTCCTTGGCTCATTTCTTAGCGAGAGCTTATCAAGAAAGGTGTGGGATCTGCATGCTTTAAATTACTTTGTTTCTTTATGTGGCCTATCAATTAGTGCATACGTGCTATTAAAAGGGAACTGGAAAGAAAAAGCATTAGTGATTTTTCCTTATCTTATGTTGGGATTTGCCCTTGCCAGACCAGTCATTGCAAGAGACCAGCCTCAATGGCCTCTCTTACAAATAGGACCAGGACAAAGGTATTTTGTCATACCGGCCATATTTTGGGTGTCGATACTTCTAGCATTCACTAATATGCTTCATGGGCATGTAAAGAAATTAGCATTTTGCATAGTGGCTTGCTCAGTAATTCTATCTGGAATTGTTAGCTTTAAAATTGAAAAAAGACCTAACAATGGATGGGTGCAAGAGGCATACAAATATGAGACAGCAGAGCCAGGGAGCCGCGTGAAAATGCACACACTACCACACTCAGGATGGTATTTAGATATAATAAAAAAATAAGCTAAGGGCGGTATTCGCCCTTAATTTTATCTAACTCTTGTTATCATAAAGTCAAAATCTGCATCAGCCAAGTTGCCAGAGTTATCAGTGGTCACGATCCTGATGGCTGTTGTGCTTGGCTTGCCTGCATATAGCACCTTAAACCCGTTAGTTTTAGTACTTGCTACTACCTGAAAGTCATTTACTGTTGGTCCATATGAGAAAGTGCTATCAATTGAATATACCCCTGTGGATTGTTTTGCTATTGTTAAATAAGATGGTGCATACGCAACACCTGCCGATGTTACACTTCCAGAAATCACCGATGAAGTGCTTACCGTAGATATAGACTTGCTTATGTCCTCACTAAAATGACAGGTATCCATTCCATTTAAAGTCATATAAGTACCTCCTGAGATAAATGGTCTCGAAGCGCTAGGTATGTATCCAAAAGCTGTTTGAGTAAAAAAATGACACCCATTAAGGTTAACAATGACACGCCCACCACCAGTGCTTAACGCTCTAATCACATATGTACAATAACCGCCTGATGAATTCCCCCTTATAAATGTGCATGAATTGATATTTACTATAAGAGGTGAAGATGTCATGTTATTAACCTGAATGTCTGATATTCCTTGATTTGCTTCAAAATAGCAATCAGATATATTTATCACAGACATTGGTTCTTTAGCTCTTAGGTAAACACCTCCTGTACCAGTATCTCCCTGAGTTCCATTACCCTCAAAATTGCAGTTGTTTAGATTTATCCTTGTGCCTATATCTCCTTCAATTCCAAATTTTGAGTTACCACTAAAAACACCATTTATTTTTAGTGCGTTAACTGTGCTGTTTGTTCCTCCGTTGATGTACATACCGTAGTTATTATATTGAGAGTTAATTCTGTTAAATTCACTGGTAAGAACTCCTGTTATTACCAAGCCTGAATTATTTCTTACGAGATACACATCCTCAACTTTTAGGTATGCAGCATTGCTTAACCGTAATCCAACTCCAGAGTTACCAGTACCATAAACAGTGAAATTAGATAACTTCATACCGCTATGCACACCCTGCCCGTCCCCTTCTGAATTACCTATATACTCAAGGAAATCATTGCCATTGGTGTTAAATGCAGTATTCACCATTGACTCGCCAGTAAAGTCAAACCTCTTACTTTTTCTTCCCATTACAGGAAAATTTGATCCAGAGTGGTTTACTGTAACTTTTGTGGTAGAATTGTATTGCCCATCCTTAATTTCTATACCTCCAGTACCAGTATTAAGCATATTTTGAATAGCAGGTGAAACCTCTGTTCCAGATTTCACGCCAAACCATGAAGCCATTTTTGCGCCATTATATGAACGCTTCCAGCGACGGCCGACTGCATCAATTAATACTGTTCCATCATCATCTTCAGTCGTTGTATCATCTGAGTCAAGGAAGAACCATCCTTCCCCTCCATCCTTATTATGTTCTCTTCCTACGCATTTTATTTGCGTTCCAGAAACATTAGATGTCCTTATTTGTTCATAAGTCGCCCCAACAATATAAGATTCACCATCAACTGCTGCCAATTTACTTATGAAAGCTGGCAATGCCTGATCGGGGTCATACTTCAGCACATTAGGAAAATAGAACTGCTGCGCACCATATGCATCATAAACAGCCATAGAATGGCCTTGCACAGTTACGAACTTGGCAATCTGTCCGTTATATACCGGATATCCAGCAGTGTTAATGATGATTGGTTGCGAAACAGGAACGTGAGAACCGTCTTCGTTCTCCACATAAACCTGAATCTGGTTTTCAGGATTTACCGGGTCAGTGTCAATTTTACCGATATAAATTTTGCCATTGGCTACGGCTTTAAAAGAACGAGCCATAGTGAAGAGTTGCGAAGGCATGCTTACCACAACATTTGCGGTGATATCTGACATTTCATTGCTCCAGACGAATGATATGATGCAACCATGATGTGATTGCATACCGAAATGGTACTATTGAGTATTTATCCAGTAGGTTACGATGCCATTCCACCCAACTGGTGAGGCATCAAGGATGTACAGTAAATACGACGAGGCGCAGTTTCACTTGAGACTTCCGCATGAACTCCACGCGAAAATTAAGCAGCGTGCGAAGATGAATAACAGATCGCTGAACTCAGAGATAATTGCAGCGATTGAAGAATCGTTGGCTAAACAAAGCTCTGCATCCGTTTACATTGACGATGCAGAGCGTATGGCAGAACAACAATCTGATATGGTTAAGAAAATGGTTTTTGAAACGCTTAAGACCATGTATAGCAATAATAAAAAGGAAACATAGAAATCTAGTTTCCGGATAAAATGGCATTGCCTTCATGATATCCTGTGAAAAACTAAGGAGAGTTAACCATATGAAAAAATCACTGTTAATTATCCCGCTTCTACTGGTTGGATGCGCAAAAGTAAGTGACTATCAAGCAAGTTGCGAACAACGCTATCAAAAGCTTAGCGATATGGCTAATTGCCTTGATGCCAGTGTGAAGAACGACTCACGCATGGCATCAGCACCAACACCTAAGCTGTATGTCCTTGCTGCAAAGATGCTCGGGCAAGGTGTCGATGAAGGCAAGATAAGTGACGCACAGGCAAGACTTGAGCTTCAGAATCTTTATGTTCAATTACAAAGCCAAGAACAAGCCCAACAAATAGCACAAAGCCAAGCATTCCAGCAGGCTTTATTGAATTATCAGGCTGTAAACACAATGCAAGCGATCGAGCAAAAAGCGAGACAGCCTGTTATAACTCAACCCTATCCAACACGCGTTGACACTTACACAAACTGCAATTCAGGGTTTGGAAATACAGTCACATGCAACAGTAGCAGTAACATAAGATAACAATCAGCAAAGGTATCGCCTATGCAGAGTGGTACGATAAACCTCGCGTTCTACATATTTGGTTTTTACACGCTCCTGGTGTTTGAAAAGCTATTCTGACAACGCATCAGACTTAGCCCCCTGCGTCAGAGCGTTAATTGCCTTTTGTGCCTGCTGCATTGCTTTCTCAAAGGCTGTTGATCCGCGTGGGGTGTTTGCCATTCGGAGCATTGCATTTCTGAATGGTTCGCTCTCATAGGCGCGAGTAAGAAGTCCGTAGCTTACCGCTGCGCCAGTTGTCGCCGGGTTCATTGCCGTCCCATACCCAATAATGAACGGGATAGTTTGCTGCCCTGTGGGTGTTGTTACTGCCGCTTTTGCAGCCTGCTGCGTGGATTGCAGGTAGTTTTTTAATCCTTTCAGATAAGCAGCGTCCTGCCCCTTAAATGTGATGCCAGTCTGGTTTTGCAGGATGTTAAGCTGCCGAAGGAACTGGTCAGGGGATCCGCCAGATTTCTCCATCGCCTTTCCAATGATGCCATTGCGCATTTGCGCCCTGCCAACACGACCAACTGAGTTATACAGCGTCTTAATTTCCGATTTGTTCTTGCTGAATAGCATGTTGTTGACAACTTCCGGCGTCAGGTCTCCTTTCATGAGAACATTCTTCAGCCTGGTATTCTTTAGTTTCGCCGCTTCGTCAGCGTAGACGGCATTGGCCTGCTGATATTTACGGAGAGTATCGTTGCCAAGATTCTGACCAATGGCACCATTGATATCGTCGGTCATCGCCTTGTAAACACGTTGAATGGCGGCATCGGAACGGTTTGGTAACACTGGTCGCTCCCCCTTCACGTCCATTCTGAACTGGCTGCGCAGATCGCTTAATTGCTTCAAATCCAGATTAACCGGACCATCAGGGCCAGCATTGCGAACAAGCTCATCACGATATGACTGAAGTTTTGAAATTGTCTCGTTATCAGCTACCTTACCAAGCTTCTGCAGATTAGATATTTCTGTATCAATCTGCTGAATTGCTCGCGCAGGCTGAATGTTTACTCCAGCCATAGCATTCTGAACCTGCTCCAGTCGATTACCGGCGGCACGACGAATTCCTGATGTTTTCGCTTTAAGGCTGTCAATAACAACAGATGGATCATACTCACCGAATTTATCAGCAAATCTCTGCACCAACTGGCTTCTCGCTTCCTGTTGCGTTGCTCTCATTCCGCTTGTGCCAGCCAGAGGGATATTTTCTGCTGTAGTCTGCGCCATTTTCCCGACGCGGGAAGTAGGCTGTAACAGGTCTGTGGTGTGCAGAGGAACTCCTTCACGCTCTGCAAACCTGATAGCCTGTTGAGCTTCTGGTGCTATCGAACCACGAACACCACGATAAGCAGCACCTAATCCACGTCCGGCAGCGTTAATAGTACCGCCAGCCAGCACACCAACGCCTAAATCGGTGGCGAGTGCTTCCGCATCATCTTTCGCACTGTTTGCAGCAAGTGATCCAACTGCGTTTTCTGCTAGAAGGCGAGTTGCCCCCTGAGCAATTCGACCAGCAAGTGTTGGTGCCTGTGTTGCCGCTCTCTCAACGCCAGCAGGAGTGAGGTAAGGTAATGCTTCAGCAAATACCCTTCCCTCTGTCGTTTGTGGAGTCAGCGCGCCTTGCTGAAGGCCAAAGTCCTGCTCTAATCCCTGCGTTGTTACTCGTGGTGCTGGTTGATATGTACCATCGCCAATGCCGAGTTTACCGCCAGCCCAAGCCGCCGCGCTTGTTACAGCATCAGTGAGTTCAGCAGGTATGTTCGCTACGTTGATTCCTGCCTGTAGTAAGCCGCGCCCGGTTTCAGCAAGTCCATTACCAAGGTCAGACATTATTCCGCCTTGCTGCTGAACAGGTTTCGGTGCGACAGAACTTACGGGTTGGGGTGGCTGCTGACTGGCTGCCTGCTGCTCAATCTGAGCAAATGGATTATTTGGGTCTGACTGCACGCCTGATGCCGATACTTGTTCGGATGACTGTGCTTCCAGTTGTGCAAACGGGTTGTTAGGGTCTTGCTGAGGATGTACCTTTGCAGAGGTGGCGCGCTGTTCGACTGTTGAGTCTGTCACCGGGTCACCCGCCCATTGAGCAAAGCGATCATCAACGTAACCGCGGCCTTCAGGTCCTGGCGTATATTCACCACGCTTTGCCTTCATAACGTTGCCGGGACCGTCGTGATAAGCCTGAAGAGCGTCACGCCAGTTACCAAACTGCTGGTACATCTTTGCCAGATAGCGCGCGCCAGCGTCAGCCTGATATTCGGGGTTTTGCATTTGCTCATCGGTATAACCCATATCACGCCATGTCCCAGGCATGACCTGAGTCAATCCTACAGCCCCGGCGGAGCTTACTGCGGCAGGGTTGTAAGAAGACTCCTTGGCACCCAGTGCAGTCATCAACCCTTCTGGCACACCGTAACGTGCGCCAGCCTGCTCTAACAAATCACGGTAATTAGCCATTTACTGCCCCAAAGATGGAAGATATCCGTAGCGATTAATGAAGTCGATTGACAGCTCGGGGTGCTGCTTCAGGTAATCTATAGAAGCCTGAGGCGCTTCCACTCGCTTGATACCGTTTTGCTGAACGTACTTACCAACCGCCTCATTACGCTTCTGGTTGAGAGTGTTCAGGATGACGCCAGCGTTGCGACGAAATGACTCCTCGCTCTGCGAGTTCTGCAGCGAACCAACAGCCTGGTCGAGCTTTTTGCCCTCGGCATCAGAAAGTGCGCCCATGCCTCGCATGGCCTGAACCGCTGTCAGGTATGCTTGGGATTTAAAGGTATCAAGTCGTGCCTGAGTGTCTGCAGCCTGTGAGCCTGGAACGTTGGGGATTACTCCACGTAAGCCTGTAATGCTCTTAAGTGAAGGAGAACTAACGATATCGTTCAGAGTGAACATGCTGGTTGTGAGGGTGTTGATGCCGTCTTTGTAGCCATCATTTAGCGCTTGCTGCTTCTGCTGCAACTGCTGGTTGTTGGCTGCTATGCGGCTCTGTATTTCCTGGCGCTTCAGGTCGTTAGTTTCTGCTGATAGCATCCGGTCAAGGCGCTTATTTTCGTTGTTAATGCGGTTTGTTTCTGCGTCCAGATTAATGCGCTGCTGACCTAAATTCGCCTGGATATCTTGCCCGCGCATTGTGATTGCCTGATTCCGAGCGGCGGTTTGCGAATCCAGATCCTGACCGCGCATGGTAACCTGGCGACCCTGCATTTTATCCTGTAGGTCAAAGTATTTTTCGGGCCCGAGACTGTTCATCCCCAGGTGATCGACAAATTCGCCGAACTGCCGCGGGTTCTGTTGGTACATCTGAGCGACGTCATGAGGATTAACGCCAACACGAGCTAACTCACCGGCGTTGTTTTGCAGCCATGATTGCATTGCTTCTGGAGACGATGACGCAAGGCGTGCGCCAGCCGCTAAGGTGCCGATAGAATTACGCTGCTCTTCATCAATGAATCCCATGCCTTTACGAACGGATTCAATCTGGTCTGGATATTGAGTAGCCAACTGACGCAAAGCACCGCGATCACCAGACGCATAAGCATTAGCGTACGCCTGCTGAAATTCTTTCTGCCGCTGAGCCTGCTTTTCCTGCTGAAAAACACCCGCAATACCTGAAAGGCCTTGCAAAGCAGTCAGCCCAACATTGTTAGCGCCTGAACGCTCAATATCATTGTTCTGCCTGATAAGCTGAAGCGTATTGCCGATGTCATTTACGCTCGGAGCGTTTGAGTTGACGCCGCCGATACCAGCCAACAATCCGCCGTTTGTTCCTTGCCAAGTAGCCATGATTACCCCTTAAAACAACGAGCCAAGCAATCCGATACCAGCACCAATGCCAGCGCCCCAAGGCGTTGATGTTCCCAAAAGGCTGGCAAGACCTGCACCGGCGATCGCACCAGACGTGCCACCGCTAATTGCAGTCTGAAGACTTGATGGTTTATTGGCATTAGCAGCGGCAAGTGCTGCACTTTGCTGTGCAATGCTGCTCATGTTGTTGGCGTATGTCTGCCCAGCGTTTGCCTGACCTTGCAGCGCACCAAGCCCAACGTTTGCCAGATTGTTGTAATTGCTCATCTGATTTGATAACCAAGACTGACCGAGTGTCGGCGCGATCGTAGCCAGTTGATTGCTTGTGGCTGTCGAACCAAGTCCACCCGTCGCCTCCGCAGCAGCAAGACTCTGGTAACGCGCCTGACCTGCAAGGTCTTTATACTGCTGAGAGTTGTAATACTGATTAAGTGCCTGCCCCTGACCTTCTAAACTGGAAAGATTCTGAAGCTGGTTAACATACTGCTCCGCAAGAGGCGTGAACGGAGCAAGGTTTTTCATGATCGTCTGCCACTGCTGATTTTGCAGGTCTGCGGCATACTTCTGAGCTTCTGCTGCATACTTTGCGCTTTTATCAGAGCTGCCACCTTTCCCGCCTTTTTCAGGGCAATAAGGTTCCTCGCCGCGCAGTTTTCTGCCCAGCTTAAATGCATATAACATAGCTATCTCCCGTGATTCAGGAAGTCGATTAGTTCTTCGCGTGTGGCGCTGTAAAACGTCACGTCATCCACGCCTTTGAAGTATTTCTTGATGGTTCCTACACGCTTAAGGCCAATCATTGCGCAGTACATCTGCCCGTGGCGGAATTTGCGTGCGGCGAACGATGTGACGCACTGAACGGTGGTGTTAGTCAGAATGTATCGCCAGAACGCCAGCCCAATTTCCTTGCTGAAGCCGCGAATCTCTGGCAGGTACATGGCGTGGCAATCGAATGTCAGCGGCTGAATCTCCTGATAGTAAACAATGCCGCCGAACTGCCCGTGCACGTTCACCTCAAAGTAACGGCAATCAGGTTTGTAGTCGTATCCATCACCGTTGTTGCTCCCGGCAATAATGTCAGGGTGATTTCCGACTGCTTCGATCAGGTCGATGTTTCGCGTTGGTTTGAACTGAATCATCACTGCTCCGCGATTATCTTGATGGTTGTGGCAGTAAACGCCGCACCATTTGACTGGATGGTTAACGTACTGCCATTTGTGGCAAGAAATCCGTCTTTATCCACGCTGAAGAACGTAGCTAACAGGATGTTGTCGGTTGTTGTCGCCGCATTACGACTGCTTACCAGTGTGTCAGGAACAGAGCCTGAAAAGGTTAGCTGCATTGACCTGTTGGCGGTTCCGCTGGGCCACGTCCCGACGATCGACAGCTTGAAGAACAAGGTTTTGTTCTCGTTGAACACAACCATCTTGTTGTTAACTGTGTCGAAGAATGGTGCCAACGAGCCGGATGACGGCGTGAGCGTTTTCAGCAGGCTAACAAGGTTGGTAGGCGCTGTCGGTATGGTTACAGATACGCCAGAGTAAACAACCTCTGACTTCTTGCGAGTAGTGGCATACTCCAGAGCATCGATGCGCGTTTCATGGTCTGAAACCTGCGATTCCAGCGACTGAACTCTGGTATCAAGCGACGCAATATCGCTTTCATTCTGAGCTATTCGTGTTTCATGTTCCTGAAGAGTTGATTCTGCCTGGCTGATTCGCTCCTCATGATTAACAAGAGTTGCTTCCGCAGCAGAAATTCGCTGCTCATGGTCAGCGAGAATCACATCCTGCTCATCGTTCCTGACTTGTGCGTCATAAGCGCCCTGTCCGGCCTCGTTGGCCTTGTTAGCCACGTTACCAACATCAGTGCCCTGTGCGATAACGTAAAGCAGATACGACTGCGAGAAGATATTGCGTGGAAGAACTGATGTATCTAGCCGCGTAGCCTGGATGATTACCGGCACATTGAGATTCGAATCCGCCATTACTCAATCCTTATCTGAGCGCCAGACAGAGTTACAGGTGACTTCGTGATAACGCGCAATTTGAAGCCAATGTTTTTCCTGATGCGCCCGACTCGCTTCCACAAAACACGTTTGTCATAAACGAACGGTTCATTCTGCTCAATCATCTGCTCACGCCCGTAATTTATGCCGTCAGTGGTTGCAGAGAGGAACAGGCGGTCGGCGTACTGCGCAACGCCAGTTGACGATTCAACTTCAAGGTCGAAAACTCTGGCGTTATCCGCTTTGAACAGTGGAGTAAACAGCATGTGTTCTTGCTGTAGCCCATACTGGCTGCTGATGTCGAACTGCAATTTCCCGGTCACGGATTCCAGCTTATCGCCGCACGTTATCTGATTGCCTTCATAAATGAAGTCGATAGCGCGGTACACATCGTCATACAGGCCTGTTTTCAACACACACCATTGCGGACCATTGGCGCTTGAAGATGCGTCGTACACGAGGACGTGACGCGGAAGATGGATAATCAGCAATTCATGAGCATCAAACCGCAGCGATTCCATTACGCCATCAGCCAGTTCATCAGCAGTGTAGGAGCGGAGAATTTTCTCAATGCTCGCGCTGGCGATTGGTGACACCTGACCGGAGCCGATGATGTACACAGACGGCGCACCTGTTGCCGGATTGCTGATGAACGCATAAGAATCAGCGAATGGCGTTTTGCAGTAAGTCCCGGCGATGCCTTTTTGCACCATCAGTGATGGCTGTGCGACATACAAAGCGGCACCAACGGTAGTTGCGCCTGTCAGGGAGAAATATTCAATCGTCGATGAACCAAAGCAGACGATAAAGTCTCGCCATGTACCTATGCCGATGATGCCGTCAGGCTGAGACTCAGCACGATATTGTGCGCTGTAACGGTCAGGATGCGATTCGTCTTCAAGGTCAGTGATAAACCATGAATCAGTGCCGTCTTTTGACCACGCATAACGCCCACGCAAGCGCGTAATGTCACGAACCGAACCTAACTCATACTGCGTGAATCCGCTGTCTGTAGGCCAGTTTGAGACTGTTTTAACCGTGCCATCATAGCGATACTCGACCAGTTGCCCGTTAACGCCAACTGCCTGTGATGTCCGACCATGAGCCATTGATACGCGACCACTTCCGGCGACGTCACCGACCTCGCTTTCGCCCTTATACAACTTTCCACCGCAAACGCGATAAACAGCATTCTGCGCCATGTTGTACTCGACACCGCGCGATACACCATTCACATCAGAGCGTTTGGCAATGCCCGGGAATGAGCGAAGATATCCGCTGCTGTTAAGGATTTCTTTGGGTGTAGCCAGCATATTCACTGGCAGATAGTCGATATAGTCGGCGTTTCGAAAGTCTTTGCCGACACCTTTCATAAGCGGAAGTTGCTGAATCGGCATTTATTCACCTATGCGTTTGGGATATCGCCATCAATCAGAGGGAGATCGCCTGGATAATATCGGTCAGATGTGAACACGTCATATTTATTACCCTGCCCTACAGGAAAATCTCCACGTCGTCGCATTGAAGGAACAACCAGAGTGTCGGTCATCAAGGCATCATATGAGCGTTGGGCGTTACTGAGAACTTGCGGAGTTGGCTCAAGGCTGTAATCAGATAGCATTCTCAGCAATAACTGATAGCCTACTGCGTGTTTGTATTTTCTTGGAAGACCTGACTCATCATCTGGTAATGGCTGCTCATCTCCAGTTGCGAAAGCGTAACCAATGTCGCCGGGGTTAATCATCCACTCGGACATCATATCTTCCAGATCATTTACACCATCTTCAATTGATTGCGGCTCAACATCAGTCAGCGATGCATTAGAAGCAATAGCAAACTTACGAAGCGCAAAAAGGACGATCTCACCCTTTGTCAGTACTGTTGCCATTGTCTTCCGCCTTACGACCTCGCTTACTGGTCGGTTTCAATTCATCAACTGAGGCAACAAAGCCCAACTTTTCGAAAAACTGGAGGTCTTTTTCTGCGATAACGGCCTGTACATGCCCGGATTCGTTATCTGCGGCAAGGAATACACTCATGCGATCCATATTGTTTCCTTAAAACATAAAAGGGGCGTAAGCCCCTTGTTATTACGGATTACCGAAGAACTGACCGCCCATGTGAGGGTTAAAGCACACATATGCAGGCAGTAAGTCAAAGCGCATTTTTTGCACGTTGGCATCGCCATCTGCGTATTTATGTACGCGGATGGAGAAACCTTCATATGTTGCAACAGCAGAATCAATACTGTGCAGTTTCGGCAGTGGGATAGAGCCAAGTCCACAGAAGAACTTGTTATAGAACAGGTTTGGCTTCATTGTCTGGCTAGCAGTGCCTACTACAGATACGGCATCGCCTGCCTCTACCTGACGACTTACAGAGTTGTACTGCGGGTTTGTAGTGTCATAAATCGGAACACCAGAAAGCGTAACCGTCACATCGCCACTGCTGTCTGAATTAGCATCAGCAGTAACCGTTGCAGTGAAGCTAATTGGTGTGGCTCCGTTATACAACGCCTGTTTGGTCTGCTGTTGCAGCCAGTAGGTATTGGTGAATTTGACCTGATCACCAGCTTTCAGAAAACCTGTAACGCTGGCTGTCGCTCCGGTCAATGTTACAGTGAACTGGTATGAGTCTTTAACTGCGTTATAGGTAACAGTTGGCTGTGTTTTGACTGTCAGTGTTCCGCCAAATGCCCCCTGCGTACGAGAGGCAAGCCCATTAGACATCAGTGCGCGAATGCCGCCAAAATTGGTTGGGATCTGTGCGTTCTCCCATGCAGTACGAACCAATTGATCTGAAGCATGCAAACCAGTCTGCGCATCAGCAAGTCGCTGTGCAGACCATGGATCCATTACAGCATAGTTTTCACCTTCATTAACGCCGAGGTCTTTCAGGAAAGATGCCGTCTGTGCAACATCAGACCATTTGGTGATTGGAGTATTGGGGCTACCAAGTGACAACGCACCGTTATTCATCATGAAGTGAGCAAGCTCTGTTTCAAGGTCGGTAACGATTCGCTGGCGAACCGGCGCGAGAATTTCTTCCAGCTGGTTAAGCTTGATCGCTTCCTCCAGTTGCTGATATTCAACAGCAACAGTGATGTAGTTACCTACACGCCCCGTGGCTTTACCTGAGATCAGGTTGTTTTTATTTTGCCCTGAAATATCACCAGTGGGAGTACGGAGGGATGAGAATTGATGCGGACGTTTAAAGCTAACGCTATCGCCAGTGCTGGAGTTGATTTCACCTGCCAGCAACTGACGGTCTACGGTTTTCGCCAGAACTAAATCTGACATAAAACCCGGAAGGAATTTTTTCAGAACGATTTGACTGACGTTACTGTCGAGATTGTTAGGCATTTATCTTTTCCTTATTCGATTTTTGCGCCGGGGCATAATTTGTTGAATTCGTCTTGTTTCGCATCAGCACCGCCACCACGTACTTCCGGCTCTGGCTTGATGGCTTTCTTTGGTTTTGGAGCAAGGCTTACCTGTTTGCTAATCTGCCCCAAGATGAATGCTGCGCGAATTGGATCTGTCTCAGCGGCTACACGCTGGCGTAATTGCTGGCTCTTACCTAAGCCATAGGCGAGTAGTTCAGAGCCTTCGTCTGCACAGTGAATGATGATTTCCTGCTGAATTGGTGGTAGCTCACTAAGAACAATGGCTTCCATTTCCTGATAATCTTTCACAGGAAGTTTGGCTGCCCGTTGTTTATGCGCTTCTACCCTTTGCTGGAAACGCTGCTGGTATTCCTGTTGCTGACGTAGTTTTTGTTGCTGCTGCTGTTCGACACGGCCTTTTTTCTCATGCCAATCAGTCAATGCCTGTTCAAACGCCTGTTCGTCATAATCACACGACTCAAGAGTCGGTTTTGGTGGAATAGCGTCTGGTTGTGGTTGCTGATGTTCCGCTGGCTTGGCTAATGCTTCCTCAAGCTGGCGGCGCAACTCACGGTTTTCTTTCTGTGTTTCTTTGAAGCCTTTGCGAAGATCTTTCACCCATTGCGGTGCAGGTTGCCCGTCAATGTGATCATCATCGTCAGCGTTAAGCTGAATTTCTTCATCACCAATACGCAAGGCGTAATCTTCTGGTGTCTCTTCGGTTTTTTCAGGCTCAGTTGCCACCTCTTTACCGTTGTCATCCTGGCTTTCATTCTCAGGCTGTGACTCTGTTTGGATGATGGTTTCTTCTGCATTTTCCTGTGTTTCAGACAGGCCAATAACCTGACCGTCGATGATCAGTTCGTTTTCCATTGATTACTCCTTGTTAACTCGGCATTAAGTCTGCCGGAGACTGTGGTGGTGACTGGAATTGCTGTTGTTGTGACTCGGCGACATCTTTCAGAAGGCGTATTGCCTCCATCACTGCTTTGTCATCGATGTTTCTGGCTTGAGCCAGTTTATAGACAGTGTTTGCCTGACTCTCCATCGCATCCTGCTGGGCAGTAAATGCTTTGATTTGAGTTTGAGCAGTTTCGTTAGTTGCTTTTTGCGCTTCTGCCTGCGCTGCTACCATTTGCGCCTGAGCGAGAACCATTTCAGGATTTGGCTGGCTTTGTGCTGCCATTTGCGCCTGTTGAACAATCTGCTGCTCTTTCTCATTGCGTGGTTTTGCAATGCCAGATATCAGCAGTTGGTTTCGGTTGTACTCTTTGAAGTCATCAAGGCCTTCGCCATCGATATTGTCCAGAATAATACCCTGAATTGCCGGGCGCATTGGGTCTGTTGGAAGCATAGAGCTAAGGACACTTGTCAGTACAGAAACCGTTGCATCACGTCGTGCTGTGTAGCTTGGTCCAACATCAACCGTCACATCGTATCGACCGACAGAAAGGTCATTTAACGCAACAACAGCCCCTGTTTGCCTGTCAACAACCTGTGCGCTCAGGACAGCGATATCATCACTTCCATCTTCGTTAACGATGCGCACTTCACGTTCTGAACCGTACACTTCACGCGCCATTGACAGCCATACTTCACCAGCGCGTTTAAGACTTTTCGCCATATTGTCCAGATAGATAAACGAAGCCATATCTGCTCTATTCATCAAGTTGTTAACCGTTTCCTGAGCAATATTACTTGGCATCTGCTGCATGGCCTGACTGCCGCCTGTAACCTCCTGAATATCTGCACTGGTTTGCTGTAGTAATGCAGCCAATGCCTGATTCATAACCGCAGGCTGTGTATATCCTGCCGGGGTAGCTCCAGCGATAATGTTGCCAGATTTATCTCTCACTTCGCGCAACGGCAAGAACGCTGGGCGTTTCTTGTTGCGAGCCTCCCAGTGCTTCTCAAGTCCACGAATTTGCTCCATGCCAACTATAGGGATCTGACCGGGGTCTTGCGCTGCAGTATCAGCCAGCATTGAAACCTGAAGGTTGTACAAACGCTGTGGATCCATTGCTTTTGCAATGTGCCCTTCGACACGCTCAATATCATCAATGAACCAGCGTTTTCCATAAACCGGGATGAGGGGGATATGTTCACCAGGAATACGTCGAGGTTTCTCAAGGAAACCATCACCATCCACTACGGATACATACACACGACGGCGCTTCACTGAGCGCCTTGCCACTTCATGAAATCCAGCTATTGCCAGTTCATCTTCAATATCTTCAACCTGATCACTGTCGTATGTTGCAATCTCTCCAGTGATTGGATGTCGATAACTGATGACGTCAACAGACTCTTTACGAACTTCGTAATACTTCGCTATGTAAATAACATCTGCATCAAACCAGTCATATTCCCAACTGGTCATAGACGGTACATCCAGAGAAGCAGGAGGTTTCTTTCCGTATTCAGCCTCATATTTTTCAGGTGACAACGAATACATGCAGAACGCCCACAACGCGTCAGATTTGTCGTACTTCTTAGCGTCAGGGTCAAACCACACAGAGCGCGACGGGTCGTATATTGGTTCAATAGCAATACGCTGACGATCGTCCATGGGGTCGTATTCATTGACCAGCATCGACGTCAAACGGAAGCAACCGAAACCACCAGTAGCGGCGTCGTCAAATGCATTATCGCAAGCCTCACCGCCATCAGTTTCTTCGTAGTCAGCACGGAACAGACCATTTAATTTATTGGCTAACTCTTCGCTTGCCTCTCTGTCACCAGGACGAAACTTAACAGTGATTCTGTTATTGCGGTATTCTGCAATGATGCGGTTAAGTTCAGTTGCTACCTTATTGATTTCAAACTTAGGATACTTCTCGAACTGCTCATCAAGCTTAGTTCCAGCCGCCGTTGCTCCTTCCCATTGACCTCCGGGGACACGAGCAAACCTCGTAGCTTCAATGCACTTTTCGCGCACTTCCTGCTGTGGAGAATAGGCGCGGTCAAACCTGAGCATGATCCGCTCATGTTTTTTCTCTAATGTCTCTGCCATGTTTACCAACCGGAGGATGAGGGAACGTATATTTCTGTTTCTTCGCGGACCAATGCCGGGCAATGCATACACATCATCAGCGCATCAGCCAGGTTAGGAGATGGAATACCGAGCTTCTGCTTCATTTCGACCTTAGTCATAAGCTCCAGCTTCCCGTTGTTATTGAATTTGCGCTGAATCTGCGTCAGTTCTGCAAACAGCTTCTCCAGCATATTCTCGCCTATCGCTTCTTTGTCGAAACTCAGCATGTCGTCGGGGTCTGCATACTCACCGTGGACAACCGCCCGATATGTCAGATACATCCTGTCAGCCAGCGCGTAATAGAATTGCGCTCGCTTATTGCGGAACACATCACCAATAGTGCGAACGTTGTCACCCTGTACGACTTCATCAGCCCATGCTCCGGCCTGATACGGAGCATCTTCATCGAATGGCGATTCGCTACCCTTGAACATCGTGGCGGTGATTTTCTTGCCGGAGAACGCTTCCGTTGTCTGTCTGCGTAGCCCGGCACCAACGCCATCGCCATCCCACAGGTAGTGGTCAGCACCGTCTTCAATCGCCAGCGAAGTTGCCCAGTCAGCACCCTCGTTGATGTCCATCAGCAGACCTTCGGCAATGCGCTTAACTACCGAACCGTGACGCGATGCATAACCTTTAGCATCTGGCCCTGTATCTGATGGATCATGCGCAGAGACAACAGCGCCTTTCGCTTTCCATCCGAGTTTTTTGTGCGCATCGGTTGCGGCTTCAAGCCATTCACGTTTGATGATTGCCATATCACTTGCGCTTACCGGCTCACCAAGCCAGATGTGACGATACAGTGTCGGGTTTCTGCGTTTACACTCTTCCATCTCCAGACGGAGAACTTCAGGAAAGTGCGGGTTGTCGGTGTAGTTCACCGTCAGCAGACAAATATCATCGGGAGGGTTTACTACGAATCGCTGATAGGTATCGTCGAGTATGTTCTTCGGGTTAAAGCTCACCCATATTTCAGAGAACGGCTTACGGATGGTTGGTATCAGGATATCCCATGATTCCTTCGTTACCGCTTCCGCTTCTTCCACCCAGCAGATATCAATGCCTTCGAGAGATTTAATCTTCGTCGGGTTGTTTTTGATGCCGTAGAACATGAATTCAGCATTCGTTCCGAGATGACGAATCATGGAACGCTGAATTTCAAACTCAGCCGAATACCCTTCCCGCTCTATGGTGTCTTCAAGCAACCGGATTACCGAATCGCTGATACTGTTTTGCAGTTCACGAGCGCAGAGAATACGCACCGGCTGCCGACGCGCCGCTTCAACAAGCAGCCTCGCGATTGCCCATGATTTACCGCTACCTCGACCGCCTTTGGCGACTTTGTAGCGATGCGCCTCAATGAACGGTTCAAAGATAGGATTAATCGAGGTCATTTTCCGAATAGAGTGCTCATCGGTGATGTTTCAATCTGTATTGCGCCGCCGTCTTTGCCGACAAGCTCGTTAGTTACCTTGTCGCCATACTTACGGGGATTCATTCGGGCCAGCGCCCATTTGCGGGTATCAACGCGAAGTCTTGCCTTTGCCACCTCAGCAGCATCTGGAATCGCATTGTCAGCAATTTCGAATATCTCTTCGAAAATAGAATCAGCTCGCGCCTCAGTTGCCTTCGCGTACTTGTCGCGAAAATCCTCATGCTTTGCCAACCAGCGGAAAACAGTGGACTTATCCGGCATACCTGGGCGCTTGCATACTTTCAGCAAGCTCTCGCCAGAAGAAAGCAACGAGCAGATATCGTCAGCCACCTCCGGCATATAATCAGAGGGGCGACCAGCTTTTGGTTCAGTCGCCATATTCATCTCACTTAGTTGTCATTTCAGGTTGAGGACTCTTTCGCGCCTTCAATCAGTGACTGCTTCAGCAATTCGAGTGTGCCAATCGCCTCGCATAAACTGATTTCACCATCGTAATCATGGATGACGCTTTCCAGCCGCTCGTATAGCTCTTGAGTAATTGGGAATTTCTTATCCTTACCCAAATTGATTACGCGGCTCACATCATGCTCCGGTGGTGAACAGGTCTAACGCTTCCTTCGATTTACGCACCGCTTCGATAGTGCGGGTCGTGATATCTGAATTAGCGCCGCCTGACTGGAAGTGAATTTTGAATAGCTCAAGCTTCAGTTCGTCAGTGCCAATGAACTGAAATGCTTCCTCTGCGGCTGCGTTCTGGTTCATGACCAGTTTGTAAATCTCTAACTGGAATTTCTGTTCTTCAGTCATGGGAATAATCTCTGCCATTGTTGGCTCCGTTTATCCGTTAAAAGGGATATCAGTTAAGTTATCCCGTGTAGGGTATAAGCCATTATCAAAGCCACTCTGTAGGGAATGGCTTTTGTAATAACTACTGTTCGCTTAGCTTCTGCTTCAGCAAGTAACCTTCAAGCATCCAGATTTTGTTTACAGCATTCTGGCGAGCAATCTTGCGCCCGATTTCTGCATCAAAGTTTTCCGGGCTTGCACAGGCACTCTCTCCGGTGACGGTGAAGCCATTCTTCAGCACCAGTACGCAGAAAGTCAGGAGGTCTGTAGATTTATGCGCTGTCCATGAATCGCCAACGCCCATATTGGCAGCACGAATGCCGTCATAAGCAGTAAAGAAATGCTCTTCAAGAATGATGCTTTCGATATATTGAGGCGTAACGCGCGGTGACGTTTTGCCTTTCTCAACGATTTCTTTTTCGATTTGCTGGTCGTTCATAATTATGACCCTGTAGAGTGGTTGCTTGATTAGGATGTCTTTCCATCAGTCCGCCACCACAAAGAATCTTTTTTGCCATAAGGCTGGAGGTTCATCTTTCAGTGGCTGCCAGTGTTATTTCCCCACTTACTGGCTTGGGTTGTTTCGCTGTACTGCCGTAACTGGTTGCCAAGAATAAATTCCGGTTTCATTATCAAGCCCACCCGTAGATAGGCTTTGTAATGAACTGGCTCTTATCTCAACGCAGCCCCTTACCGCGCGCCAGATGCTCAATATCAAGCATCAGCAATGAGATGTTTAATCTGGATTCACTCCAGAAGTGATCACCACCCTGTCTACAGAGCCAGATGTGAAGGATGATGAGTAAAATTATCGCTATCATCGAAGGCATTGCGTCCTGATGTACTCCTGCAGGTAGTTAACCTGCGCGGTTATCTTGTCGATTCCACTTCGGAGACGGTAATAATTGAGTTCAGCATCTGCTGTAAGTCTTGGGCTTTCTCCATCGCCCATGCTGCTGGCTCCGGTCGTTGACTTTGCACAGGTGGCGGCGACTTGCAGGCGCTTACGCCCAGCAGAAACATCAGCACGGAGGCTTTCGATAGTCGCGTTAGCATCAGCAAGCTCCTTTGTGTATCTGGCGTCAAGTTCTGCTACATCACGTTGACGCTTCTGCATGTCAGCGATTGTGGATGTGGCCTTATCGCGCTGCTCTTTGTAGGTCATGGCGTTATCACGGTAATGATTAACAGCCAATGACAGGCAGACGATGATGCAGATAACCAGAGCAGAGATAATCGCGGTTGCTCTGCTCATTGTTGCCCCCACAAACAGACTTCACGCTCAATCTCACGGCGAGTCATCAGCCCTTTCCATTGCTTACCGCCAGCATATGTCCAACGACGTAGCTGGTCACATGCGCCTTTGATATCGCCCTGGTTTATTTTGCGAAGAAGAGTAGATGTTCTGAAATTGCCTGCGCCCACGTTATAGACGAACGAGTAAAGAGCGCCGCGCGTTGTTTCCGGTATATCGACTTTGATGTACGGGTTAATTTGTCTGGCTACCGTGGCAAGGTCTTTATTCAGGAGGGCTTTGCATTCTGCTTCGGTATACGTTTTACCGAGCATGATGTCTTTTCCGGTATGTCCGTGACATACAGTCCATACACCAACAATATCTTTGTATGGTATGTAGCTGACACCTTCCAGACCATCGTTACCACTTGGCCCAGTGATTAACACAGATGCTATAGCAATAGCCCCGCCACTTATCGCCGCTATTACGCTATTTCGTAGTGCCGGTGACATTGCCATTCAATCTGTCCTCGCGCTCTTTGCGCTTGTAGTACCAGTTGATGCCAAATGTGCCGACAGTACAAAGAATACCAATGATGACAGCCCAGTCATTCAGGGAGAGAATGCCACCCATCGCAGTCAGTCCTCCGAAGCTGTAACTGAACCATTCTCTGATTTTGTCCATACGGTACATGCTCTACCCCTTCATTGAGGGGATTTGCTCTATTTAATTAGGAATAAGGTCGATTACTGATAGAACAAATCCAGGCTACTGTGTTTAGTAATCAGATTTGTTCGTGACCGATATGCACGGGCAAAACGGCAGGAGGTTGTTAGCGCAACCTCTTGCCACCCGCTTTCACGAAGCCAGCCATTGCGCTGGTTTTCTTTTATGCAAAGCACACCGCACCGTAGCCACAGCGGATAAGGTGATTATTTTTGTCTGTCTGGTATTTGGTTTGATGTGCTTTCAGAAAGGTCGTGATTAAAACGCAAAAAGCCCGAGCTATTAACTCAGGGCTTTATTTAACGAGTGCATTTATCCATCGTTGAGTCAAATTTACCCAACTTTATTCAATAAGTCAATATTATGCCGTTAATATGTTGCCATCCGTGGCAATCATGCTGCTAACGTGTGACAGCATTCAAAATGTTGTCTGCGATTGACTCTTCTTTGTGGCATTGCACCACCAGAGCGTCATACAGCGGCTTAACAGTGCGTGACCAGGTGGGTTGGGTAAGGTTTGGGATTAGCATCGTTACAGCGCGATATGCGGCGCTTGCTGGCATTCTTGAATAGCCGACACCTTTGCATCTTCCGCAATCTTTCTCAACAACTCTCCCCCACTGCTCCGTTTTGGCTATATCAACCGCACGGCCTGTACCGTGACAATCTCTGCATCTTGCACCCGGCGTCGCGGCACTACGGCAATAATCCGCATAAGCGAATGTTGCGAGCACTTGCAGTACCTTTGTCTTAGTATTTCCTTCAAGCTTTGCCACACCACGGTATTTCCCCGATACCTTGTGTGCAAATTGCATCAGATAGTTGATAGCCTTTTGTTTGTCGTTCTGGCTGAGTTCATGTTTACCACAGAATGCAGCCATTCCGAATCCGGCTTGTGATTGCGCCATCCCCATAGCAGCCATCACATCAGTACCGGAAAGAGAGTCAGAAGCCGTAGCCCGTGGTGAGTCGCTCATCATCGGGCTTTTTGGCGAGTGAAATTTAGCTACGCTTTCGAGTCTCATGGTCTTCCCCTCTTGCCCTGTTTGACCATCAGGACGCCGTTAACTATTACGTGACGCTCGCCTTTGCTGTCTCGGTTGTACTTGAGCACTGTTCCTCTTGCGCAGGAAAGCATCCTCGCCACTTCGGTCTGATTGCCTCGTGTCTGGATAAGAAGCTCTGGTATCGTTTGAATTGTGGCGTTCATACGTTCTCCAGTTCGGTGATTTTTATTCCAAGCCTTCCGCCTGGTACTTTCACACCACGAATTACGCGAATGTCATCGAATTGCTCGTCGTCTTCCGCAAATCCGGCGTGGATAAGTGAGTCGAGTAAACCTTTCAGGATGTTATCGAGGTCGCGGCGGCGGGAGTCTGGAACGTCTGCGATTACTTTGATGCGGAGTCGTGATTTGGTGAAAATGTCTAACTTGAGTTGGCGGATGATTTTCTGAACGTCTTTTCGGTATTTCTGGCCTTTATCGCTGATGTAGTATTGGCTTCCCCGTCTTCGCCAGTAGGTGTTCACCGACGGCGGGTATGGAAGCACAAACTGATATTCGTTCATGACTTAATCTTCCCCTCCTTCAGCAGTATCGCCTGCGTCCTGATCACGCCTTCGAGGTGGTAAAGTCTGGCGTCTTTGTTGTCGAGGTTATGGGTACGTCGGTCGATTTCATCGTGACACGCGCTACAAGCCCATGCGCCGATCAGGTCGTCAGGCTTCATTCCCGTTCCGCAAATTCCAGCCATCCGGTAATGTGCCAGAACTGTAGTTTCAGGGTTGCCATTGCATACGCCGTAAATACGTACCTGGCATTCTCTGCCGCGCGCTTCTTTGCGTAGTTTAGCCATTAAGCAGCCTCCCCTGTTACTTTCAGCATTCCGCTATAGAGCAGCCTTCTGGTCAGCCACTGTTGACCACGCCCGGTGATTTTTGTGGTGAACGATATCTGTATTCCGTGATTTGTGTTGAACGCTGTTTCTTTCACTGTGAAATAGCCGCGATCCATATATTCCTGCATTGGCACATTGCGCCGGGAACCTGAAGCAATAAGGATTTTGTGATCGCGCATCCACGCAAACAGTTTGTTTGGACCAATTCCAACAACCTTTGCAAAGTTTCCAATCAAAATTCCGCTGGCCTCGCCAACGCGATCGGCAAACTCAACTTTAGGTGCGGCAATTGCGAGCTGGTTTTCCAGTTGCATTTTCTGCTCAGCAAGGTCAGCAGCAAGGCGCAACGCTTCTGGTAGCGTTTTTGGGATATTAACCGCAGCTTCTTCAAGCTCTCGCCAGCGGTCAACAAGGCGAGCGGTGAATTCCGGCGACAACTGGGCAACAACGACAATACTGTCTCGCTTACCTTGTTCGCCCTCGAAGACGTAATGCTCGTACTGAACATTGAACCCTAAGTTATTGATTCTTTCGGAAACCTCAATTTGAGGAAGCCGGATAACACCATTTTTAGCCAGCGTTTCGATGGTACGTTTCACATTGTCATGACGCTTACCAACCAACTCAGCAATTTCAATGCTTGTCATTTTGATGGCATTGCCATTTATTAACTCATTCATCGTCTTCTTCCTCGTACATTGAGCTATTCGGATCGCTCATCAGTTCTGCGCAGCAATCTGAGCACACGTGAACTTCCAGCACATGCAGCTTCTGACCGCAGTTAGCGCACGTTAAAGCCCGCTCGACGCTTTCTTGTTCGTAACTTCGATTTGGGTCAATCACCTTGTTTTCCTCGCACGTTCTCTAAGCCACCGGATATCCCACAGGTGAGCCGTGTAGTTGAAGGTTTTTACGTCAGATTCTTTTGGGATTGGCTTGCGTTTATTTCTGGAGCGCTTCGTTGGAAGGTATTTGCAGTTTTCGCAGATGATGTCGGTGATACTTCGTCGCTGTCGCCTCACGCCGCCCTCCTGACGCCCTGCCCGATCGCCATCAATGCCGCTTTGGATACGGTAGTAAACATCCGTCGAGGACTGATGAACGGTCGCCAAATCAGCAGCATGGAGCCTTTGCTGTTTCCCTTCTTCTCCAGCCCTGTCGATGGTTCGATAAAATTAATCCGTCCATCAGTGATAATGCGAACTTCGTCGACACTCTCCAGAGCCTTGCTGAACCATCCGACTGACATATCCTCTGGCACAAGCATCACTACCGCCTGTCGCTGTTGTATGCACTGCTCAGCGGCTTTTTCCACCCACGGTCTGATATTGCTGTAAGGTGGGTTATTCCAGATTGCACCGTAGCTTATCCACTCAGAATTGAGCGCGTCGTCGGCCTCAGTTAGCCAGTGAGCGCACAGAGCATTTTTGTCGCTCGCTGCCGAATCCAGCCAGAATCCAAACTCAATATCCAGTGCATCAAAAAGCCAAAGCGGCGTTTGCCAGCAGTCCTTGTCGTGTGCTGGCGTATTTGATTTGATAGTCATGCAGCCCGATCTCCCCATCGCGCTTTCCATTCGAGAGCCAGTCGCGCTTCGTCTGACCACTTAACGCCACGCTCTGTACCGAATGCCTGTATAAGCTCTAATAGCTCCGCAAATTCGCTTACACGCATCCTGCTGGTTGACTGGCCTATTACCACAAAGCCATTCCCGGCAAGGTTAGGAACAACATCCTGCTGCTTTAATGCTGCGGTAAACACACACTTCCAGCTTTCTGCATCCAGCCAGCGACCATGCCATTCAACCTGACGAGAGACGTCACCTAAGCAGGCCCATAGCTTCCTGTTTTGGTCTAAGCTGCGGTTGCGTTCCTGAATGGTTACTACGATTGGTTTGGTTGGGTCTGGAAGGATTTGCTGGATAGCTTGAATGGCGTTCTGCTGATGGATGGGGCTTCTTAGTTCAAACGTTAGTTTCCTCACCATTTACGCTCCTGTAATCGTCAAGTGCAGCTGCAATAGTCCCTATCGGGTCATGGTCTTGCCCGATAATCTCATTTACGTTTTCATCTTCTTCCACACCGAAAAAGAATCGCAGGGCTAACATGATTTCTTCGTATGCGCTCATACTCACTCCTTCACTTTGACTCCAGCAGCGCGGATGTTTTCCTCATAAGCATCCATTGCATCACCGAAGCCATTGGAATAATCAACAGTAAACCCTTTGGCTAATGCTTCTCTGCTGTCGATAAACTTTGGCGTGGTTATTTCAATAGCTGCGCGAGATGCCTGCCATGCCCTCCATGCCATTTCCGTGGATGAATAAACATACCCGCAATCACCATATGCAAGGCTTAAATTTTGCTTTTTCGCGAACTCCAAAAACTGCTTTCTTGATTCGTCCATCGGTACTTACCCTCAGCTCAACTCACAAAACGCCACGCCATTTTTGCTACAGCGACAGGCATAACACCGATAATCACCCACAGGAAAATGCTACCGAAAAGCACACCCACCAGGTCTTTACCTTCGCCTACCAACCGGACAAAACAGCCAGCAACCACAATGAACGTCGCCACCATCCACAGAGCACCGAGAAGCCTCAATGCAGAGAAAATCAACTCAACCACGATTTACTCTCCCCCAAATAAAAAGGCCTGCGATTACCAGCAGGCCTGTTATTAGCTCAGTGATGTAGATGGTCATCAGAATCCTCCTTTCTTCTTGGACTGCGGTTCCTCGCGTTCACGGCGGCGCATTTCAGCAGACTGTTGGTCTGTGTCATAAATAGCGCCATTTGCCTGTATGCAATACACCGTGCCGGTATTGCCATGACGATTGAGGCGAAGGATTAGTTCGGTTTCACCAGGAGGAACGCTGTCATCAAAAGCACCTTCCCGATGGATCCCAACCCAATAATCGCAATCCTGTTCAATCTGCCCTGTATCTCGCGAGTCACTTGGTAATGGGCGTTTATTGGTTCGGCTTTCCAATGCGCGGTTAAGCTGCGTCAGAAGCACAACAACGCAATCAAGCTCTTTGGCAAGGTTCTTCAGTCCTTTGGTGATCATGCCGTAAGCAAGGTCGTTGCGATCGGCCTTCTCAGCGGTCATTAGTGTCAGGTAATCGACCAGAATCATGCCAACACATCCTTTTTCTCGCTTGATTCGACGGCTTTCGCTGACGATTTGAGCCAGAGATAATCCCGGCGTGTCGTCGATGTAAAGCATGTCGATTTCACTCAAGCGATTTGCTGTTTCTATCGCCCTGTTGAAGTCACCATCGTAATCACCCTGATAGCCGTCATCAGCGTCATTTGTCGCCGGAAGGTAAAAAATATTCGGGTTAACACCTGACTTCTGTCCTACCAGCTTTTCCAGTATCTGGTCGCCTGGCATTTCAAGACTGAACATCAGAGCGGGCTTTTTCTCATGCACTGCGCAGTTGATTGCCATCTGGCTGTATAGCGTCGTTTTCCCCATCTTAGGGCGAGCGCCAATGACGAACAGAGAGCCTTTCACCAGACCTTTCGGTGACAGCATCCTGTCCAGAGATGGGATCCCTGTGCTCATTCCTCGTTGTTCGCCTGACGGGTCAAATCGCTTCTCAAGGTCGCTAACCCAGTCTTCCATGACCTCACCAAATGAGCGAAGGCCGCGACGCGATCCGGTTTTTGCATGGTCTGTCAGTTGCGTGAAAATCGCCTGAATAGCTTCGTACTTCTGCGTTGCAGTCATTCCGTTGCGGGAATAGAGCAATTCCGTCGCTTCAGTCATGCGGTTGATGGCGTAGCGTTCCATTGCGGTTTCACGAACCTGCATTGCATAGGCAACAATGTTTGCTGCGCTTGGCGTGTTCTTTGCGATCTCAGCGATATAAGCAAAACCGCCAACAGACGCCGTTAACGATTTACGCTCCAGTTCATCGAAAAGCGTCAGGCCATCTACTGGCTTTTGCTCCCGGTGCATTCTGGTTATTTCTTCGAAAAGGATTTTGTGTGGTCGGCTGTAAAATGAATCAGGCTTCAGCATCGCCAGAACTTTCTGGACGCGCTCACTGCTGTCATCATCCAGAAGCAATCCACCAATCACCGCCTGCTCTGCCTCGATGCTATGGGGCGGCGCATAAAAATTATCGGTCATCGTGTTCACCCTCACGAACTTTCAGGTAGGTATTATCGTTAAGCAGGAAATCAAATCCCTTTTTGTGCCAGACGGTTCCGCGTTGATGGTTTGGACGCTCTTCGAACATCCATCGGCAATTTTCGCCTACGTAGCTCAAATAATTTCTCCAGTCCTGCATCGTGAACCCATGTCCGTCAAGCTGGCGGGTTATCACTCCGGCTTTGCGCCAGAACGTTCGGATCTGGTTTTTACGCTTGTCATTCAGTGCGCGGATTCTTGGCGCTTCAGGAATGATTTCGTGGTAAGCATCGACAACATCCTGACAGCTGACGGGAGGTTTTTTCTTGTCAGACTTTTTGTCTGCTGTGGCACTCTCTAATACGTCAGTATTAGAGATATTATTTATATTATTGTTTATGGACAACCGTTGGACAACCGTTGGACAATCTCCACTGAGAGCCGCGCCATTACTGGTGTTTGCGTTGGACAACCGTTGGACAACCGTTGGACAATTTTTTGCCTGAAAATCGTCATATTTAACGATTGTAAACAGGCTAAATTTCTTCCCCATCGAGCAAATATTAAGCATCCCTTTCGACTCAAAAGTCCGTAATAAGCTCCGAACTTTGTTGTCGGGGATGAATGTTTCTCTGACCAGCGACGGGCGTCCAGTTATCATCTGACCGCGATCAACAGTTATCGGACCGATATCCGTATTGACGACAGTAGATTCGTGATTAGCCTTGAGGATTAAGTGAAGCCAAAGATGTACTGCCTGAGAGTCCTTATAGAGCCTGCTGTCCATAAACTGGCGGTGTATAGAGACATACCCCATACTGGATGCCTCCTGATGTTGTACAGGGTTATGCCTGTAATCAGCTAACTTAACGACGCCCATGTTTCACTCCTGCTTTGGCTAGCCTGTAAACACCAACAAGGCGCTCTGCGAACGCCCTGTTATTTGCTGCGGCTACCACTAATCCCTCAGGTGAATCAGGGTGTCGAATCTCTTCTTTTTCCTGGTATTTCTTACGACGTTTTGTCATAATTACTCCTGTGGATTGATCCAGTCTTTCTACATCAGGCCTCGAAGAATTCGCCGTTCTTCGGGGCTTTTTCTTTTGTCAGCATTCTGGCTACTTTCTTAGCCAGTTCCGCCAACTCCTCGTCTTCAACACCCCATTCAAGAACAGCCAGAAGCATTCCCATTTTTGGGATGAAGCTGTCTTTCCATCGCGAAATTTGCGATTCATTAATCCCTAACGCGTCGGCAACCTTTCGCTGACCACGTACAGCAATTCGATTCAGGATGTTGCTTGTAATTGCATTCGCTTTCTTGCGAGTACTTGTAAGTTCCATATGTAAGTATTTCCTTAACAAATAAGAGTTATGCGCATCAACTTATGCGCGTTGTATTCCCGCATTTCGGCGGGAATGAGGACCATGACTGTTAAAGAGCGGTGTTACTATTTGTTTTTCTTGTTGCTTGGGAAAGGACGAACTTCCTCTCCAATCACACTGCCATCAGGCTTTACCGTAACCATGATGTTACGGCCTGCCAGAATGGCCTTGCTGATAGCGCACTGGATTACACCAAAGTCACTGGCTGCTTTAGCCTGTCCATGGATTTTGGCGTAATCGGCAAGTGTCATTCGAATCATATGCACTCTCCGTTATTAACCATGAACAAAGAATACTACAGGTATTCAAAGCAATCAATACTCAGGGTATTTTTAGTTTAAGTACCTTAGCTATTAGAATTAAGCTATGGAAAATAAAAAATCACTGACGACAGAACAGCTCGAAGACGCTAAGCGGCTTAAGGCTTTGTATGAGTCAAAAAAGAAAGAATTGGGAATAACCCAATACTCAATCGCTGATGAACTGGGTATCACCCAAGGAGCGGTAGGGCATTATCTTAATGGCAGAAATGCGCTAAACGTTGAGGTTGCATCTGGTTTTGCACGATTGTTGCAAGTCTCAATTGCTGATTTTAGCCAGTCAATTGCTGCCAAGGTTGCAGAACAGGCAGAAAGCCTTAAGAGCGATGCCAACGTAAGGTATGCAGGGGAATACAGAGCAGGAAAGAGGTATCCGGTGTTAAGCAGTATCCAGGCTGGCTCGTGGTGTGAAGCATGCGAACCATACACCATTAAAGACATAGATGTTTGGCTTGAGTCTGACGCGCATATTCAAGGTAATGCGTTTTGGCTTAAAGTGGAAGGTGATTCAATGACGGCACCGGTTGGGTTAAGCATTCCAGAGGGAACATTCGTTCTTTTCGATACCGGAAGGGAGGCGATCAACGGCAGCTTGGTCATAGCAAAACTTTCTGACTCTAACGAAGCAACATTCAAGAAGCTGATAATCGACGGCGGAAATAAATACCTCAAGGGACTTAATCCTGCATGGCCTCTCGTGCCAATCAATGGAAACTGCAAGATTATAGGCGTTGCAATTGAGACAAAACTAAGGCTGGTTTGATCACGCAAGGGGCGCTTATGGTTGGAACCGCTATAGCAAGCTTTTTTGGGATGTTGGCAATCTCGACAATTTACGGCTTAGCGCATGCTTTTATTGCGAAATCTCTATCAGAAAAAATAAGCCAGGCTTGGGCGCATAGATCAGCTCGTTTCATGATTCTTGTGATCATAGCAATACAAGGGATATCTGCATTTATCCTCTATGGATCAAGCTTATACCTATTGTATCAAGGCGCGACATTTACGCCTTACACCAGTGATTACGGAACTCTATACGATGGTAGTGAAGACATCACTGTGGCTTGGATCGTCTTTGGTTTATCTATGGCCGTGTCTGTTGTAGCAGACATCATTAAGGTAATTCTCGTCTTAACCTTCGCTGACTAACCTATAATCCCGGCAGCAATAGCTATCGGGATACACTTCACATATCCCGCAAAAAAGCACTGAACAAGCAGACACCGAAAGAAATAAATATCCTTTGTATTCATTTGCTTATCATTATTTCATCAAAAATAAATACCTTGGGTATTTACACAATAAAATACCTACAGTATTCTTTAGCCATCAGCAGGACGCTGGTAGCCAAACGGAACAGATTGGAAGGCTCTTTAACATTGATGGGATTGTCCCGCCGAAATGCGGGAACCAAAGAGTAGTTGGCTTTGGGGTGACGTGAAGTGCAGCTGCACGACGGCAACCGGAAGATAAGCACCCGGCGCGTCACCGCCAAAGTCAATTCCATAGGCGTTATGCAGCCGCCACCATATTCAAGAAAGCTGCACAAGAGGTAGGAGGATTTATGTGAATACTTACATTCAATTGAGAGATTAATTAAATAGAACTGATCGAGCAGAGTCCATAAAGGCTCATAAATGCTCTTCCATCCCCGTCTAATTGGCGGGGAAGGAAACCACTTTGTAATAAAAAAAATTCCAAAGTTGTTTCATCGGAGGTCAACATGACAGTAGTCATTACATATCTGGCTGACGATAACGCCAGAAATCGCCGCAGAGCACGCAGACAGGCTCAACGTGAACAGGCAATGCAAGAGCAGCGACTGGCGCGAAAAATTGCGCTAAAGCTCTCTGGTTGCGTCAGAGCAGATAAAGCAGCATCACTCGGAAGCCTTCGCTGCAAGAAGGCAGATGAATGCAGTGGAAGTATTTGCCTGCCAAACGTAGCTATTTACGCGGCAGGCTACCGGAAATCAAAACAACTGACGGCGAGGTAATTATGGGTCAGGAAGAAAAATATGAGCTTAAAAAGCTCATTGAAGAAGACGCCATAGAAGAAATTGCAGCATTAACAACAGCTATAAAGAATATTAGGTATGCGCTAAATACGCTTATCTCCTCATGCGACAAAAATAGCAGGGAATTTTTGATACTTGGCGCAGCTCTAGGAATAGTTGATGCGGCAACGCTTCACCTAATTACTCATGACGATATTCTTATTGAGCCGTATGAAACATTACTGCTTGTCAGGCAAAAAATGGCTGATGCCGCAGCAAATGGAGACCTTCAACTTTACATCGACTTAAGGAAAGTATTAAGGCGAATGGTCAGAACTGAAGGAGATATCCCCCTGACAAAATAAGGGGTGAGAGGATTTTACTATTTTTCTCGCTGTAGGGGTACACGAGAACCACCGAGCCTGATGTGGTTAAAAGACAGGCACAATCTTTACTACCGCAAGCCACGCAGTGAAATGGGTGTGGCATGCTCAGGCCGCCAGAAAATGAAATTAGGCAGCAAACCACTTATTTGAGAGGAATTAATATGTCATCAATCCGCTTAACTACGAGAATGAAAGAGGAAATCGCTCGTAACGCTTTAATTAAGTCTGGGGTTTTCACTGAACTTGAAGAAGTAACAAAGTTAAAGAACCAGCTTGCACTTGACGCCAGAGTTATTGCGTTTGGCGGTAAAAAGAAAACTGAGGAAGTGGATCAGTTATCATCCAAGTTGGTAGCTATAAGTGAAGAACTTGGAAAGATGGGATGTTCATTTTACTCATACGATGTTCGTTCTACTTCAATTTATCTTACTGTATCTGGCAGAAGGGTTGGATGGCTTTCATATGGGAAAGACGGCAACGGCGAAGATATATTGCTCCCTACTCCGAACGAAGATAAATGCATGTTTAGCGCAGAACACGAAATAACAAAAAGGTTTGATGAAATCTGCGCATTGCAACAAAAACTTGAAGCCAAGAAAAAGGATATCGAATCAAATGTATGGGCTGCTTTGAACTCAGTCACAACAGTTAAGCGACTTATTGAAGTTTGGCCTGAAAGCAAAGAATTGCTACCAAAAGAAGCAGATAAAGCAAGTACAGCACTTCCTGCTTTACGGGTAGAAGATTTGAATAAGATGATTGGACTTCCTTCCGAGGCCGCATAGTCGGCCTTTATTTTTGGCACTAACAACAGAATAAACACTGCACTGAATTATTTGAGGTGAGATATGACAAAATCATGGAGCGTACCTTTTCCTGAATCAGAAACTGAACATGATGGAATGCCTGTTTTCTGGAGATTCCAGGCGACAGTTGAAGAAGATGGAATCAAAATATTCGCACTTCAATATATAGCTTTTCATCAGACAGAGCATTATGCATGGTTGGTTCCTGCGCATTGGATTGTTAATTTTAAACCAGCACCAAATCAGTGGTTACAGGAATGGAAACAAAAGAGAAATAGATATGCAATTAAGAAAGTAGCAAAAAATGCAGAAAGATCTTTTGCATTCCCAACGAAGAAACTTGCCATTGAAAGTTTATTGCGCCGGAAGAAATACCATTTAATGAGAATCAAACAAGATTTGGCTGTTGTATCAACTCTTGTTGATGGGATGAAGAATATTGATACATCAACACCAGATATTGAATATAACTTTGGACACAACCAAGAAACAGAAAACTGGGTGTTTTATTAGTACGAATAAGCACTGTGTATTCATTCCAACGAGTGAATACACGGAGCAATGTCGCTCGTAACTAAACAGGAGCCGACTTGTTCTGATTATTGGAAATCTTCTTTGCCCTCCAGTGTGAGGGCCTTTTTATATGCATACCAATAACGCTTCACTCGAGGCGTTTTCGTTATGCAATCAAACAGAAGGAGCATCCTATGCAACAGTTCGCTATTGCAGGGGCGGCATCGGTTCGCCCTTTCAACCCAATTTTATCGGTGCAGCATTCACGAAAAAACATTTTAACCGGAGCAGACTTTAAACAACCAAGAATGAAAAGTTTGCTCGAAAAGCTTTGGGATATTTTGAAACAACAAGGCCGTCCATGAGTTTTACAGATAACTGGTCAGACGAAGAATTCATTCGTCAGATGAAAGATTTAATCGGTAACGAAGGAGATATTCATGTCACTTGCAACCACAGTGAAGGAGAGCAAGTTACAGAGACGCATGTACACACAGAAAGCTCTCTGGTATCGCCATAATGGCGACCGCGAAGGAATGCGGGTATGCCTTAACTTGTCCCGAGTCGAAGTATTAAATCAGCGTTATTTCCTTGGGCCGTGTCCATTCTGAGAACAATCATATGAGCAAAGAATTTTACGCAAGACTGGCAGCTATTCAGGAGAATCTGAACGCGCCAAAGAATCAGTACAACTCATTCGGCAAATATAAATACAGAAGCTGCGAAGATATTCTTGAAGGCGTTAAGCCGTTACTGAATGGTCTGTTTTTATCAATCAGCGATGAAGTTGTGTTGATTGGTGATCGGTATTACGTGAAAGCAACGGCAACTATTACTGATGGCGAAAACAGTCATACAGCAACCGCTCTTGCACGAGAGGAAGAAAGCAAGAAAGGAATGGATTCTGCACAAGTTACGGGAGCTACAAGCTCTTATGCACGCAAGTATTGCCTCAATGGTTTGTTCGGCATTGATGATGCGAAAGATGCAGATACAGACGAGCATAAACATCAGCAGAACGCAGCAGCAAAGCAATCAAAACCATCACCTACACCTGAACAGGTTCTAAAAGCATTCACTGACGCAGCATTGCAGAAAAACACCGTAGAAGAGCTTAAACAGGCGTTCGCCAAAGCGTGGAAGATGCTCGAAGGCACACCGGAGCAGCACAAAGCGCAGGACGTTTACAACATCAGACGAGACGAATTAGAAGGAGCTGCTGCTTAATGGCACATTCTATTACTGTAAGACTAAACAAGCCCGCAAGAGAGTTTCAGGCCGGGGAAAATATCGGATTCAACATCCGTGCTGGCGTTCAGTATTACGATCGCCAGACAAAAAAGAAAGAATGGACAAACTACAGCGCCGTTGTATTTGCCAAGCCGGGAGAGCAAGCGGATTACTACCGTAGTGTTCTTGTTGAAGGTGGCATTGTAGAAATTACCGGAGAAAACATCAGGGTTGATGTTTATCAGGGGCAAAATGGTCAATCAATCACTCTTGAATTACTGAATGCAAAGATTGGATTTGCAGCTTCAGGAAATGGCCCGCAGCAGCAAAGTAGTAACCAGCAGAACACTCCTGTATACGACGATTCCATCCCATTCTGATTCAGAAAAATAAGGATTTAATCATGCCAGCGCCTCTGTATGGTGCGGATGACCCGCGCCGCTGTTCCGGCAATTCCGTATCGGAGGTGCTGGATAAATTCAGAAAAAACTACGATCGGATAATGTCACTACCGCAGGAAACGAAAGAGGAAAAGGAATTTCGCCACTGTATATGGCTTGCAGAGAAAGAAGAACGCGAGCGAATTTACCAGACATCAATCCGACCATTCCGTAAAGCCACATATACCCACTTCCCTGAATATATCGACCCGCGCCTGCGTAATTACCGCTCACGTTATGGCGCTATCAGTAATGACTGAGGAATTAACAATGAAAACAATGAAGCTAAACATCGACCTCGGCAAATACGTTATTACCGGAACCAAACACGACCTGATTCTTAGCGAAAGAGGAATTATCAAAGAAGGTGAGAATGCAGGGAAAGAAACACTAAGCCGTATCGGTTATTACAGCAAGTTTGAGCATCTGGTTAAAGAGTTATGCAACCGTGAAATCCTGTTATCTCAGGCGCAGACGCTACAGGATATTCAGCAGCACATCGAGACATTAGGTGTGTCACTTAGCATGGCTATTGACCAGTTCGTTGAGAGTAAATCATGAGAGGACTTGCATACAATCCCGGCATTCTTCCGGCAGAAATGATTATTCGCCAACGCGTAAAGCCAATGCCATCGAGAGAGGAATTGCTTAAGAGAAATTCTTTTCCGTCAGTGAATCAAAACAAATATCTGAATGCGATGTGGCGCAAAGGAGGCAACCAGTGAGCAAGATTGACTATCAGGAATTGGCTGCTGCTAACGCTTTCTTGGCGGATGTGCGGGCTGGGGCGTTTAACGACCTTTGCGCGGCGTTTGTCAGGCACGCAAAAATTGCAGGACTGGACGATGGCGATCTCGTTACGGTGAAAGAAGCGACTGATGCGCTGCTGCACTGTGCAGAACAGCTTCGGGAGGGATTCAAGCAATGAGCGAATCAAAATGCCAGGTTTATGGCAATCAGATAGAGCCGTGTGCGGCACTGGCAAGGTCCCTTGAGCATGATGCTGAATACACGACGCGAAAAGGTCTGCTGAAATACAAAATCTATAACAATGAATTAATTCACTCACAAGACTTGATCATGCTGCGGTCAGGTGAATTTTCTAAATTACCGATTCGAGTTTCATTTTGCCCGTTCTGTGGTGAAAGCATTAAAACGTGGGAAGGGGAGGCAACCAGTGAGCGAAATTAATTACCAGGCACTGCGAATGGCGGCAGAAAATGCAACACCAGGCGAATGGTGTACTGATGACTACTATGGGGTAATTGCTGATGCCGGACTGAATGGCAATTACTACATAGCATTATGCGCAGGACCAGATAAGCGCGCCAATAAGCGATTCATAGCAGCAGCCAATCCGGCTGCTGTGCTGGCATTACTGGATGAACTGGAAGCAGCAAAAAAGCGCATTGCAGAACTGGAAGCACGGGAAATAAAACCAGCCAAAGGCGAAGTTCTTGTCGTTGTATCTGGTTTTACTGGTTGCGGAAAAAGCGCCATTGCCGGGGAAATAGAAATCGCGATGAAGGCTATTGGTGTGCCGGTTAAGTGGACTAATGGCGATGCAGAAAAGCGCATGACCGGCGCTGACTGGCTGACAGCAATTGAGATGTACAAACCAACTGTGCGCATTGTGGAAGTTAATGTGCCACGCGTCGCTGGCGTTCGCATCAAAGGAGAGTGATATGACCACTATGACCAAAGAGCGACTGCTGACAATCAAGCAGTGGCGCGAAACATACGGACCGGGTAGCAACGTTGTACTGCCAGCAGAAGAAGCGGAAGAACTGGCACGGATTGCGTTAGCCTCACTGGAAGCCGAACCTGTAAGCCAAACTTACAACTTGCCAGAATTGATCGAAGGCATGGAAGTTTCCATTGATGTAAGCACTTGTGATGCTGATTTAGGTAATCGCTATTTCGGCACCGTCACCGAAGCGTTAGAACTTGATACTGCCAAGAATGGTTACATCCTCCTGGTTCAGGACGCAGAGCCAAACTTCGATGTAAATGGCAACTCTCCGGTAACTCCGGATGCTTGGATAAGCTGTAGTGAGCGAATGCCGAAAGGGTATGCTGATGTGTTAGTGACCGACGGCGAGCATGTCGAGGTTAAATGGTGGGATGAATCTGGGTATTGGAATAGTTGGACGGAACTTAACTCAGATATCTTTGCCGATGAAATAACTCACTGGATGCCGCTACCGGAGCCGCCGCAGGAGGTTAACCGTGGCTAACCTGCAACTTGCCGTTAAAGGTGAATACTTCGATGCCATGATTCGCGGAGAGAAAACGGAAGAGTATCGCCTGTGTAATGACTATTGGAATAAGCGAATTATGTTCCGAAAGTATGACCGTCTGATTATCACAAAGGGATATCCGAAGCGCGACGATTCCAGCCGCAGAATTGATATTCCGTATGACGGATATGAAATCAAGACAATCACACATCCCCACTTCGGCGATAAACCGGTAAAGGTGTTCGCGATAAAGGTGAATATCGGCACTGAATAACAATCCTCGCATTCGCGGGGATTTCTTTTATCTGAACTCGCTACGGCGAGTTTTGTTTTATGGAGATGATTATGGCCTGTTCAACATTCAACCCTTTAACGTTACAGAAATACCAGACAGACCCTGAAGATTTATGCTCACTGTGTGGAGGAAATCATGGTAAAGCCGCCATGATCGAATGTAAGGACAAAATCCACATATGCCTTAATTGCGTTGATGTCCTCGTTGATATCAAAAATGAAAGAGAAGATAAAAAGCGTAGCGAGGCTATTCGCGCCTTAGATTCATGGATGCGAGATGGGTATAGTGCTGCGCAAATTTATGACTTAGCCATTTCAAAAGGCGAAATACCAGGTGTGCGAATCGAATAAGAAGCGCACTCAAGCATCTTTTGGAGAAATCACGAATGCACTTCCGAGTCACAGGTGAATGGAATGGAGAGCCATTCAACAGAGTTATCGAAGCGGAGAACATCAACGACTGCTATGACCACTGGATGCTGTGGGCGCAGATAGCGCATGCAGACGTAACCAATATTCGAATTGAAGAACTGAAAGAACACCAAGCCGCCTGATGGCGGTTTTTTATTACCTGATTTGCAGGTTCGATTCCCTATTCGGAGATAGCACTCATGCAACACGAACTACAGCCTGATTCACTAGTTGATTTGAAATTCATCATGGCTGATACTGGCTTTGGTAAAACCTTCATCTACGACCGGATTAAGTCCGGCGACCTGCCAAAAGCCAAAGTTATCCACGGGCGAGCAAGATGGTTATATCGTGACCATTGTGAATTCAAAAATAAGCTCTTAAGCCGCGCCAATGGGTAAAATAGCGGGTAAAATATTTTTCACATCTAAAAAACACCATTCCAATCAATCCCCTGCCGCCTCAAGTAGATGTCTGCAGGGGACACCAGATACCCTTCAAACGAAATCTACCTTCACCCCGTAAAAGATGGGTTTGGCAGCACACTTGCCTTATATCTACTCATTTTTACTGCAACAGGTTGAAATCTCAGCACTGTCAGAAAGCGCTGATGACTAAACAGCCCTGGGCCGGGCGATGTAACCATCACACAGAATCCTGATAGCGAAATATGGCGTGACTCGATACTTCACTCCGCAATGCATTCCTTGATGAATTCGCAGGACCGTGATACACGGGACAGGTCACTGAATGACGACAATGTCCTGGAAATCAGCGAACCGCGCATCTGAAGTACATTTGAGCGACTGTACCAGAACATGAATGAGGCGTTTGGATTAGGCGATTATTAGCAGGGCTAAGCATTTTACTATTATTATTTTCCGGTTGAGGGATATAGAGCTATCGACAACAACCGGAAAAAGTTTACGTCTATATTGCTGAAGGTACAGGCGTTTCCATAACTATTTGCTCGCGTTTTTTACTCAAGAAGAAAATGCCAAATAGCAACATCAGGCAGACAATACCCGAAATTGCGAAGAAAACTGTCTGGTAGCCTGCGTGGTCAAAGAGTATCCCAGTCGGCGTTGAAAGCAGCACAATCCCAAGCGAACTGGCAATTTGAAAACCAATCAGAAAGATCGTCGACGACAGGCGCTTATCAAAGTTTGCCACGCTGTATTTGAAGACGGATATGACACAAAGTGGAACCTCAATGGCATGTAACAACTTCACTAATGAAATAATCCAGGGGTTAACGAACAGCGCGCAGGAAAGGATACGCAACGCCATAATCACAACTCCGATAAGTAATGCATTTTTTGGCCCTACCCGATTCACAAAGAAAGGAATAATCGCCATGCACAGCGCTTCGAGTACCACCTGGAATGAGTTGAGATAACCATACAGGCGCGTTCCTACATCGTGTGATTCGAATAAACCTGAATAAAAGACAGGAAAAAGTTGTTGATCAAAAATGTTATAGAAAGACCACGTCCCCACAATAAATATGACGAAAACCCAGAAGTTTCGATCCTTGAAAACTGCGATAAAATCCTCTTTTTTTACCCCTCCCGCATCTGCCGCTACGCACTGGTGATCCTTATCTTTAAAACGCATGTTGATCATCATAAATACAGCGCCAAATAGCGAGACCAACCAGAAGTTGATATGGGGACTGATACTAAAAAATATGCCGGCAAAGAACGCGCCAATAGCATAGCCAAAAGATCCCCAGGCGCGCGCTGTTCCATATTCGAAATGAAAATTTCGCGCCATTTTTTCGGTGAAGCTATCAAGCAAACCGCATCCCGCCAGATACCCCAAGCCAAAAAATAGCGCCCCCAGAATTAGACCTACAGAAAAATTGCTTTGCAGTAACGGTTCATAAACGTAAATCATAAACGGTCCGGTCAAGACCAGGATGAAACTCATACACCAGATGAGCGGTTTCTTCAGACCGAGTTTATCCTGAACGATGCCGTAGAACATCATAAATAGAATGCTGGTAAACTGGTTGACCGAATAAAGTGTACCTAATTCCGTCCCTGTCAACCCTAGATGTCCTTTCAGCCAAATAGCGTATAACGACCACCACAGCGACCAGGAAATAAAAAAGAGAAATGAGTAACTGGATGCAAAACGATAGTACGCATTTCTGAATGGAATATTCAGTGCCAT